GAAGCTAAAAGATTATTGGACGCGAATGAGACTGATCCTTCAGATCCAAGATTCTGCATAGTTACATCTAAGCAAGTTAATGATTTGTTACAAACAACTGAAGTAACAAGCTCTGATTATAATGCAATCAAAGCTTTGGTACAAGGTGAAATTAACACTTTCATGGGCTTCAATTTTGTTAGAACTGAAAGAGTAGACACTGACTCAAATAGCTACAGACGAGTAATAGCTTATGCTAAGAGCGGTCTTCTTTTGGCAGTAGGTGCTGATATTAATGTTGATATTGGTCCTAGAAGAGACAAAAGAAACTCTACCCAAGTATATTGTTCGGCTTCTTTCGGGGCAACTCGAATGGAAGAGGGCAAAGTGTTAGAAATTAAGTGCGAAGAATAATAGGAGGATATTAAAATGGCTGTTACAACTCAAAAAAGTACTGAGTACACAAACGCTACTGCAACTCCTGTTACTATGAATGAGGCACACGTTTATCATGGAAGAGTAAGAATTGCTTACTTTACTCATGACCAAGACGGAGCTGGAGACGCAACATCATCTGTTGCTCTTTGCTCATTGCCTGCAGGAAAAGTAAAAGTTCTTCTTTCATCTTCAAATGCTTATGTAAACTGGACTACTGGTTCAGCTACACTAGATTTAGGATGGGACGCTTATACTGACATTGACGGGAGCGCAGTTGCTGCTGACGCAGATGGTCTTTTGAATGGCTTAAACGTAGATACGGTTGGATACCAAAATTTTGGTGCTGATCAAACTGCTACGGGTGGCACATACACTTTTGAAACACAAGGTGGTGTGGTTATCAGAGCTACTTCTCAAGATACTGCAATAGCATCAGGTGACGATCTAGTAGGCTACATTTTATATGTAGTAGACTAAACTAAATAAAACTGAGGGGGCTTCGGTCCCCTTAGTCTAAATAAAAGGAATTATGGCAACAACAAAGATAAACATTGTAAATAGAGCATTAGGATTATTAGGCGCAGAATTTATTTCTTCTTTAACTGAAGATACTAAGTCTGCAAGATTTGCTAATGAACTTTTTGACGACACAAGAGATGCTGTATTTAGAATGCACCCTTGGAATTGTTGCATTAAACGAGCGGCTTTATCAAAGACTTCAAATACTCCTGCTTATTATTTTACTTCAGAATTTCAACTTCCAGCTGATTGGATTAGAATTGTAAAACCTGAAGATGACGCTCAAGAATATAAAATTGAAGGAGATAAGATTCTTACTGAAGGAGATACTTTTAAATGTACGTATGTATTTCAAAATACCACTATAGCAACTTATGATCCATTATTAATTGATTTATTAGCTATTAAACTAGCTGTAAATCTTACAATGCCTTTATTGCAGGATTTAAGAACTTTAGATGCAATGAACAATTTATATATGCAGAAACTTGCAGATGCAAGAAGCTCAGATGCAATGGAAGGAACACCTGAGGGTCTTAATGCAGATTTCTGGATAGATTCAAGAGTAAGTGGAACTAACCTAAGTGATTATAGGTGGAACAAATATACGACATAAAATGACATGGCTGATTCATCACCAATTCTTACAAACTTTACCTCTGGAGAGCTTAGTCCAAGATTAAATGGTCGTATCGATATGGACAAGTACTATAATGGTGCTTCGACTATATCAAATTTCATGGTGTTAATGCATGGTGGTCTTAGTAAACGTCCAGGAACAAGACATATTGCAGAAATAAAAACATCTTCTGGTTCTAATTCAGGGGCTAGATTAATTCCTTTTACATTTTCTAAAACACAAGCTTATATATTAGAGTTTGGACATAATTATATAAGATTTTTTAAAGATGAAGGACAAATAGAGTCTGGAGGTTCTCCTTATGAAATTGCTACAACATATACAGCTGCACAACTAGATGAACTAGAATTTGTTCAATCAGCTGACGTTTTATTTATTGTACATGAAAGTCATAAACCAGCGAAACTTTCAAGAACAGGTCATACAGCATGGACATTAACTGATGTTACTTTTGTAGATGGACCATTTAATGCACCTAATTTAACATCCACAACTTTAACTCCGAGTGGAACATCGGGTTCTGTTACGGTAACAGCGAGTACAAGCGTATTTACTTCTAATGATGTAGGTAGAAAAGTTAGAATAAAACATTCGAGCACTTGGGGTGTCGGTGAGATTACAGCGTATGGGTCTGGCACATCTGTCACAGTGTCGGTCGACGCAGACAGAAACTACGGAGGTACGGGAGCTGTAACAGACTGGAGATTAGGAGCATTTTATATAGGAAACTATCCAACCAAGGTAACATTTTATGAAGAAAGATTATTTTATGCAAACACTGCATCGCATCCAAATACAGTATGGGGTTCTTCTACTGCTGACTTTGATACTTTTTCTCCAACTGAAACAGATGGGACTCTTGCTGATGATAATGCTGTTAGTTTTACACTTTCCTCAGACCAAGTAAATCAAATTACAGGAATGTATGGAGGTAAATATCTTCATCTCTTTACAAAGAATGGTACATTTAATTTAAGTTCTGGTTCTGCAACTCAAGGCTTAACTGCAACAACAGTTCAAGTAATTAATGAAACAGGAGATGGTGCTGCTGATAAAAAGGTGATGCCTGCTTCTAAATCAGTTTTATATATAGGTAAGAATAAGAAAAGATTAAGAGAATTTGCTTATAATATCGATTATGATTCATATACAAGTCCTGACATGTCGGTTCTTTCTGAACATTTAGGTTATGGAGGGATGGAAGAAGCAGTATTCGCTAATTATCCAAATAATATCTTATGGGTAAGACGAGGTGATGGTAAACTTTTAGGGTTTACATATTACAGAGATCAAGGTGTAACTGCTTGGCATCAACATACATTAGCTGGCACAAATGCTAAAGTAAAAAGTATTGCAGTTATTCCAGGAATTAATGATGCTTTTGATACTTTATATATGATTGTAGAAAGAACTATAAATAGTGCTACAAAACAATATGTTGAATTTATGGAAGAAGAATACAGAGAAGCAGATGGTCATACTAAAGATGATGCTTTTTATTTAGATTCTGCTTTAACGTATAGTGGTGGTTCAACAAGTACTATTACAGGATTAACTCATTTAGAAGGAGAAACAGTTACAGTTTTAAATAATGGTGCTGTTGAATCAACAAAAACAGTTTCTTCAGGTTCAATTACTTTAACTAATGCAACTACTAAGTGCCATGTAGGATTAGCTTATAATGCAGAACTAGATTCTGTTAATGTAGAGCCAAAGAGTCAATATGGAACAACTCAAGGTAAAAGAGGCAGAATAGACAAATGTATTTTTAGAGTATTTGAAACTGTTGGCTTAAAGGCAGGACCCTCTTCTACAAGTGTAGATGTAGTTCCTTTTAGAACAACAACGAGTACGATGTCGGCAACAACCCCAAAAACAGGAGATTATACATTTTTAATGCCGGCGTCATATACAACAGAGAACAAATTGTATGTTAAGTCGGACACACCTCACCCGTGTACTATATCCGCTATAATGATACAAATGTCTACATACGATTAATGCTAGTTGTTCCTTATGAAGAATGGCATTGGTCTATGTTAGAATTAGAAGGCCCTGAGAAAAAGATGATAGAAAATTATGGTAAGAATTGGCAAAATTTGGTTTCGTATCTTAAACATGGTGGGGCAACTTATTCATGGTATTCTAAAGACCCTAAACCTAGAATATTAGGAATTTGCGGAGTGGCACCTCAATGGACTGGTGTTGGAGAAGCTTACATGTTTTTATCTCCAGAGTTTAAAAATAACAAGATTCGTTGTATAAAAGATATAAGGTTTTATTTAAAACAGATAGCGGATAATTTTAAGCTACATAGAATCCACTGTCATGTAATAAAGGACTTTGCTAAGGCAGTAATATTCGCTAAGTATCTAGGATTTACTGTAGAAGCGGAACTAAAACAATTTGGACCGAACAAAGAGGACTATTTAAAATTGGTGAAATTATATGAGTAAAGTAACATTCGCAATGATGGCCGCTGGGACAGTCTTCTCAGCTTATGGCGCTTACCAGCAAGCAAAAGTACAAAGGGACATGAATGCCTATAATGCTGCCATTGCTAATAACAACAAAATTTTAGCTGATCAAAAACTTCAATTAGATCTTCGAGAACAAAAATTAAGATTTAGAAAATTACGAGGGAAACAAAATGTTGCGTATGCTAAAGCAGGAGTGGCTATTGATATGGGGTCTACTCTTGATGTCGCAGAAGAAACTGGAATTTTAAATGAGTGGGAAATGCTAAAAATGAAATATAATACTGATGTTGTTAAAGCTGGTTATACAGGACAAGCTAATAAATCTAATTATATGGCTAAAGCAATGTATCGGCATGGAATGATTAAAACAGGCACTACTTTGTTAACTCAAGGCGGAGAAACTTGGGGATACGGAAAGGAGCATGAGATTATATAATGGTTAAGATACCTACATTTGAATCTGAATTTAAAAAACGTACAGGTGTAACAGATGCCTTTACTGGTTTTTCTGGGGGAGAAATCCAAGCAGCTAGTCAAAATCCTAGTAAAGAAATCGGAAGTGCTATTACAAAATTTGCTAAATTTAAAGCAAAAGTTGACACTATTAAAGATGAGAAAAATGCTAGTTTATGGCTTTCTGATGTATCAAGTCAATTAGAAATACACATGAATGACTTTGAGCTTAAATACAAAAAAGAAAATCAGAATCTTGATGCAGAGGGTCATACTGCTGCAATGATTAAAGAGTTTAAAACAAAATCAGATGAGCTTAAAAAATTAGCTCCTAATAAAAATGCGTCTGATCGTTATGAAATGATGCATAATAAATACCTTTCTAAAATTTATCAAAATGCTACACTTTATGAAGCAACTCAAACAGTCGAAGCTGACAAGATAAAAATAAATCAAATCTATGATAATAAAGCAGAGCTTGCTGCAACAAAACCAGAAGAGATTTTTGATATTATTGCAGAAACTGATGCACTTATTACTTCTCTTGATAATCCAGAGACAGAAAAAATTGAAGGGTATAGTAATCATTTTACGGCTGCTGTAGTTGAAAAAATTAAGAATAAAGGAAATGAGAAGATCGCAAAAAATATGGTTGAAGGAGTTATTAAAAGAGCAAATTCTGCTGAAGTGGAACAAGTTATCGAGTGGTTGGAGAAAAAGAAATTAAGCAAATATCTATCATCAGAAGACATCACAAGGTATAAAGAACGTTTAAGTACAATTAAAGAAAAACTTTCAGGTAAATTTATTTCTGATCATAAAGATGAACTTTCAACTGCTGAGCATCAGATTATTACTACTGGGGGATATGAAAATATAGATCAATTAAGAGAAAATCATATACGTATTCATGGAGCCGATTCTGTACAAGTTGCAGAATTTGATAAAGATATTTCAATGTATAACACAATGTACCAGAAAAGTAAGCACATGGGGACATTGAATCATGAAGAAATGCAAGGTTTTCTTAAAAACCTATCAGTATCTACTGACCGAGATAAGAAAATTGCACAATTTTTAGTTACCGAAGCAAAACATATTGCAAATTTAATTGAAAAAGATCCTGTTGAATGGGCTAAAAAATATAGACCTCATATCTTAGAGCCTTTAGAAATGGACTATGAAGCTGAAGCAGCGGGTCTAGAAGTTGATACGGCAGTTTTAAGAAATGTAAATGATAATTTAATTAAAGAGCAAATTGAATGGGGAATCCCAGAATATAATGTAAAAATCTGGTCTCAGGCAGAATCTGCAGGAAATGCTGCCATGATTAATAACTCTAATAATGGAGCAGAATTAAGAGCAATCTTTACCTTGTGGCAAACAAAATATGGAGATCATTTTAATATTGGAATTAACCAAATGATTCAAGAAAATAAATTAGATGGCAATTGGCCAGCAGCTTTAATGTATTTAGAAGATAAAGAATTTGAAGATATTGTTAATAAAGGCATAAAAAATAAGATTGATAAATCTAAATTTAAAGGAGCAGAAGCTACAGAAATATTGGAAATAGAAAAAGATATTTCTAATCAAATGATAGAAGTAAGAAATAGTTTGATGAAATATAATAATAATGCAGCCGAATTTGTAGATAGTTGGTCGGCTTTAGTTTATAATTATGCTTTAAATCTATACCAACAAGGAGATGAGAATGCAGCTGAAAATGCTTTTAATCGATTAATTGCGAATAAATGGCATGTTTTAACTTCAACAATTATCCCAACAACTGGCGCGCATTCAGCTGATGCTTATGATTCTGGATTAAAGCATTTTAAAGAAAATGCCTTACAAGATATGAACTTGGTTTCATTAAAATCAGGAACAATAGGACAATTTCAAACAGAAGATGAATTAAGGAATTTTGATAAAATTAATGCACACTTAAACGTCGAGTGGAGAAATACGTCTGACGGTGGAGGAGTTGAATTAGTTTGGGATGGCGGTTTAGAAGGAGCTTGGCCAGTAAGTTACACTGAACAAATTCCTGATATGATCGCAGGTGGAAAACCTTTAAGAGTTTATTTAACTTGGGATCAGTTAGATGAATATATAACTGGATTAAATTTACTTGATAAAGAAATAGAAGAGGAAGTTTTAGTACCGTGAGATTAAATATAAAACAAGCCGATGACAATGATTTATTACCACATATAGGACATGACTTTTTAAAAGTTACGTCTGACTATGCTGGTGATGCCGCTTGGGAATTCAATAAAGATTATCGTATATTAGACTTTCAAGATATTGGGATGAATCCAAATGCTATTTCTAATTGGGATGAGAGTGGATTTGGAAAACCTGATTGGATAAATGAAGATGGTTCAAGAAGTCAATCTGTTGTTTCTAGATTTTTAGAGCAACAAGATGCAGCCGGCGGTTTTGGAACAGGGTGGCTTAAAGAATACGATGGGCCTAAAATGTCAATTCAAGCTGCAAATGATAAGTATGGGTTAAATGGTATGCTAACTTTTGACCGAGAAATTACGGAAGCTGAAGCTCAAATTCTTCATCAAAGAAAAATAAGAGAGATGAAATTTCACATGGTTGCTAACCAAGCAAAAGGATTTACTGCCAATGCTGAAATGATGATTCAAGGAATAGGTTCTGCACTTTGGGACCCTGTTAATTTAGGAGCAATGTTTATTCCTATTGTAGGTCAAGGAAGTTTCTTTTTAAATGCGATGGCACGAGGAGTCTGGTGGGGCAAAACTCTTACAAGAACGCGTGCTGCGTATGGCGCGATGCAAGGAACTCTTTGGACAACTGCATTTGAAATACCAGCGGCTGCTCAAAAATTTTATGAAAAAGCTGACTATTCTTACTGGGATTCTGCAATAAATATTTTAGCAGGAGGGTTACTAGGCGGCGGCTTATATGCAGGTGGAGGTCGAGCTTGGGGCTGGTTTAGAGGTGTTCCTCATAAAAGACATGAAGCGGCATTAAGAGTGGCAGCTGCCCAATTTGCTGAAGGGAAAGATGTTAATGTTAATGCTTTAATTAGAGCTGCAAGAAATGTAGCTAAAGATACACCTGATGTTACTTTAATGAGTGACATTGATGCTGCTAAAGTTCAAAGAGCTTATAATAAAGAAACAGGTTACGTTCCACCTTTACTTGCTCATATTCCTCCTGAGTCTGAAGGAAAAACTATGGGAGAGATTCATGAAGGAGGAGGCATTAATACTTATAATATGCCTGATTGGCCTTTACGTGTTGATGATTTTGACATTACACCGAATTCTAAGTTAGGTCATAATCAAGGGTCTATCATTATTCATAAAACAACAGGAGATAGATGGTATTACAAATCTCATAAAGATGCAACACAAAGCGGAGTTGAATTTATTTCTTCTGTAATTGCTAAAAAATTACTAGGTGATTTAGCACCAGAAGTAAGAGTAGTTACTAAGAATGGAAAAACTATAGGAGTGGCTTCTAAATGGAAAAAAGGAAAACCATTAACATTAGGAAAATTAAGAGCTTTAAAAGTTTCAAATCCAAAAGCTTATTCAAGATTAGTAAGAAGCTCAATTGTTCATGCATGGTTAGGGAATAGAGAGTGGGCAAATCCTAAGAATTTAGTAATTGATGGCGCAGGAAACGTGCATTCTATCGATACAAGTGGCTCATTAAATTATCATGGCTCTGGTAAGAAAAAGACTGATTATAATGGTTCAGTTTTAGAAGAGTTATTTCATTTCTTAGATGGACGTAATCCAGAAATCAAAGCTATCTTAGAAGGAATGACAATGAAAGACTTTGCGATTGCTGTTCAAACGATTTATAGAATTTCTGATAATCAATTAAATATTTTATTTTTAGCTTTTGCTGATCATCCGGCGATTGGTCCTAAGAGAGCTAGAATGTATCTAGCAGCCTTAAAAAATAGAAGGGATCGTTTAGCGTCATATAAGAATTTTTTACTTTCCGGAAAAAGAGTTGAGAATCTTAAATTTAATTGGGCAGGGTTTCCTTCAAAATTAAGAAAAGCTTGGTTCAAACTTTCGGCTGGAAAAAGAGATTTATCTTGGACAGGTGTTGACGAAGTTACTGATCATCCAACGAAAAACATAGGCTTATTATCAGACGCAGCAAAGAGATCACTTCCTGACGAGCAATTTAGATCATTATATACTGCTAAAGAAATAGACGATTATGTAAAAAAAGCCCTTAATAAATATTATGAGAAATTAACGAACGACGAAAAACAAGCTATGCACATGTGGCGACAAGGGGCTGAATTTCAACGAGTATTAAATGAATTTGTTGCTGATATAAGAACTGGACGTTTACTCCCTAGCCCAGATCAAATGAATACTAAGTATCGTGGTTTTAAAATGTCGGAATTGCTAGATACATATATTAGTTTAAAATCTGCAATAGATAAATTTCAATTGGAAGATTCATTTAAGATGTGGGTTGCTAAAAGTACAGCAAATATTAAGGGACTAAGAGGGCTTAAATTTGGGCCACAGAGAATTGGAGAAGAAAGTTCTTTAATAGGAAAACGAATTGCTTCAGATACATTTTTAAATGCCTCGTTTGATTATAATGTGTCTCATACTTTTTTAATGCATAAAAAAGCTTTTGATCAAGGAGGTCATCCATTATTAATGGAATTATATGTTCCTAAAGAAACTAGAATGGCTTTGTTAGAAGCGTCAGCTTCAACTAAATTAACTAAGGGTGAAGTTCCTTTTGCTCCTGATACAGTTTCTTCTATTGTGCATCGGTTATATGAAGCTGAAATTTTAATGCATCCTGAAACACAAATTTTAGTCTCAGATGCGCGTTGGATTACTCATACAGGTCCTGAAGGAAAAAAATTTAAAGCATTGAAAGTTACAGGTGAAGTAGTAAGAAAAGGTGAAAAGCCTATTTCTAAAGATTCTCAGCTTGCTGATGCAAATTTTAATCACTACCATAATAAATCTATAGTTTCTGCTGATGTTAAGTTATCTCCTGAAACTGCTAAGCTTTCTAAAAGAGAAGAAGTTTTAAAAGTAGAAAAAAATCCTCAAGCGACTTTAAAAAAGAATATAGAAGAAATAGTTGAGGAGCTTGTTACTGATTTAAAAAATAGAGGGATTGCTGATATAAATGATTCAGTTACAAGAATTAATAATGATTTTTCTGATCAAGTTGCTAAAGATAAATTAATTACTAAAGCAATGGATGCGGTTAAAAGTTGTATAAGAGGTAAAGTATAATGAGTTTTAAAAGTTGTATTGCGATTCTGAATTCTGATAAATCTTTTGATAGATTAACTCAATCTGAAAAAGAAGATATTCTAAAAGAATTAGCTACAGAAACTAAGAAAATGAGAGCTGAATTAAAAGCTGATGACTTTGAAGCAGCACTTAATAAGTATATTTTAGGGGCAAAAGAAGACGCAGAAATTAAAGCAATCATCAAGAAAAGAAATGAGCTTTTAACTATCTTAACTGATAGAAAACATAGAGCCTTTTCTGAAAACTTTAAAAATCATTTTGAAGGAATTGCTTCTTTTATTAGAGGATCAATAAAGTTAAGGGCAGCAGGTAACCATTCTGTAGATAATCTTGTTAAAGCTTCGTTTCAAGAAAGACAAGCTGTAATGATTAAAATGTTAGAAGATGCTGACGTTTTAGAAGAGTTTATTAGTCGAAAGATTGATTTAGATATATTTAAAGAACTTTATGAAATGCACCCTGGAGGAAAACCAGGTATTTCTAAAAATCCAACTGCTGAAAAGATTGCAAGAATTATTACCCAAGTTATGGGCGAAGATATAGATACAGCTAATCGATGGGGTGCCTGGATTATAAAACGAAAAGGGTATATTATGAGGCAAACGCATAGCCCTTATAAACTAGAAAAAGCTGGCTTTGATGCTTGGTATAGACAAATTGCAGCTTTAGTAGATATGGAAGAAACAATGAAAGGTGTTGATCCAGCAAAATCTAAACAATTTTGGGTTGGAGTTTATAACAGTTTAGTTACTGGAAATCACTTGAAATTTGACCAACCTTCAGATTTAATTGAAGCTGGATTTACTGGACCTAGTAACTTAGCAAGACGAATTAGTTCTGCTCACAGGGTTATTGTATTTAAAGATGCAGAAGCTGCTTATCGTTATAATCAAGAATATGGCATGGGAGATTTAAGGGAAACAATAACACTTTCTATTATGCACATGAATAGAAATATTTCAATTTTACAAACTATGGGACCTAATCCTAGAGCTGCTTTAAATAAATGGATTGATAGAGCAATTAGACAGGTTAAGAAAGAATTATTAGCTAAACCTGGAGATAGAGCTTTAGTTAAACAATTAAGAAGTTTAGAAGAAGCTTCACGTTCTGAAATGAATCATATTTGGTATGCATTTAAAGATGTAACAGGAGAGACTCAGATCCCAGGTAATGTAACAGCAGCAATGTGGGTACATAGTATTCTTAACGTTCAGAATATGGCTAAATTAGGAGGTGCTACAATAACATCTTTTGCTGATAGTCCTCAAGTTGCTAAAGAGCTTGCTCACCATGGGTTAGGAGCAATGAATGGTTATGGTATTACTTTAGAAAATATATTTAAAGCGAGAGGTTTAAAAGGAAGTGAACGAAAAGCAGTTATTCAAATGATGGGAGTGGGTATGGACGGAATCATAGGAAATTACATCTCAAGGTTCCACTCAGGAGATATGATCCCCGGCATGTGGTCTAAATTACAACAACAATTCTTTAAATTAAACTTGTTATCTCGTTGGACAGATTCCCATGATGCAGGAATTGCTTTTGCTTTAAGTAATTGGCTTGCTCATAATGCTCAAAAATCTTGGAAAGATATAGACCCAATGTTAAGAACAAGACTCTTTGAACATGGAATTGGAGAACATGAATGGAATATTATTTATAAAAATTCAGTATGGACTCATCCAGAAACTGGTAATCGATTTATTGTCTCTGATCGTTTGAGAGAAATCCCTGATGATTTAATCTCTCAATTTATAAAAGTTGCTCAACCAGAAGTTAAGAATATTAGTAAATCTTTAATTGCTAGAACACGAGATGAAATTATAAATAGAAATAGAACGTATATCCGTCATGCAGTTGATCGAGGAGTTCCTAAACCAGGAGCTTGGGAACGATCTGTTATGCAAAGAGGGACAACGGCAGGTTCATTGGTAGGTGGTGCGTTAAGGTTCTTATTCCAGTTTAAATCATTTCCATTGACTGTAATTCATAAATCATTAGGAAGAGAAATTTATGGTCATGGTGCTGAAACGTTAGGAGAAGCCTTTTTTAAAGGAAAAGGAAATCTTATGGGGCTAGCTCATTTAATTGTCGCAATGAGTGTCATGGGCTACGTTTCTCTGTCCTTAATGGATTTACTAAGAGGAAAAGAAACAAGAAAATTTAGCGATGACTGGCAGAAAAATGTACAATTAATGATGGCGTCTATGGCAAAAGGAGGAGGTTTAGGATTATATGGTGACTTCTTATTCGGACAATTTAATAGATACGGGCACTCTCCGACGCATACTTTATTAGGCCCTACATTAGGTCAATTTGATGATTTTTGGCACCTCTATTCATTAGCATTCCAAAAAGGAGAGTTTGGTAAAGCTTTGAATCAGTTTACAAAGATTGTACAAGGGAATACTCCGTTCATTAATTTGTTTTACTTAAGGATGATAATGGACTATTTCTTGTTATATAATATAATGGAACTTCAATCTCCTGGGGCCCTACGACGAATGGAATCACGGATGAAAAAAGATAAAAATCAAAGGTTTTATATTCGTCCAAGTCGTGTTATACCTAGGGGTGGGTCTATTAATATAGGTGAAATATTGAAGAACATGACAAAGGAAGCAACTAGATGACGGTATCGGCACAGAATAGTTATATAAGTTATACTGGGAATGGCAGTACACTTGCCTATTCTTGGCCTTATAAATTATTCGCAGCAAGCGATTTAAAAGTTTATACCGTAGTCATATCAACTGGCGTGGAAACTTTGCAAACTTCCGGTGGAGCTGGGACGTATGACTACGCTATTAATGCTGGATTAGATACAGTTACTTTAAATAATAACTTACCTTCTACTCATAAATTATTTTTAACTAGAGTTCAAGATTTATCTCAACCCACAGATTATATAGAAGGCGATGCTTTTCCAGCGGCTACTCATGAAGATACATTAGATAAGATTGTATTACAAATACAACAGCAACAAGAACAATTAGATAGATCTTTTAAGTTAGGTCAATCTAATACAGGAACAACTGTAAATATTGCAGATCTAGTTGCAGACCGAGGTAGTAAAGTTCTAGGTTTTGATAGTACAGGAAATTTAGTTGCAACTCAAGAACTTGGAACATTTCAAGGTAACTGGGCAGCTTCTACAGCTTATGGTGTAAGAGATATAGTTAAAGATACTTCAAACAATAATATTTATTTAGCAAATACAGCTCATACATCTTCAGGTTCACAACCTATTAGTTCAAATACAGATGTAGCAAAATGGGATTTAATTGTAGATGCAGCGGCAGCAGCAACAAGTGCGACAGCGGCAGCAAGTTCTGCAACTGCAGCAGCAAGTTCTGCGACAGCGGCAGCTTCAAGTGCGACAGCGGCAGCTTCAAGTGCGACAGACGCAACAACAAATGGTGCGGCTCAAGTTACATTAGCAGCAGCTCAAGTTGCTTTAGCAACAACACAAGCAGGAAATGCAGCTTCATCAGCATCGACTGCTTCTACTCAAGCTACTAATGCAGCATCAAGTGCAACTGCGGCAGCAGCTTCAGCTTCGGCAGCAGCAACTTCAGCAGATAATTTTGATGATATTTATTTAGGAGCAAAAAGTTCAGCACCTTCTGTTGATAATGACGGAGATGCTTTAACAACAGGCGACCTCTATTTTGATACAACTAGCGGAACATTAAATGTATATAATGGTTCCACTTGGGTACAAATTACTGTAGATACAGATGTAAAAGCTACAGTTAGTTCAAATGACACTACTGCTGGTTATTTGAATGGAAAATTAGTAGCAGGAGAAGCCGTTACTTTCACAGAAAATTCTGATGGTGGTAATGAAACATTAACAGTGGCAGCGGTAGATCCAACGCCTCTAGCAATTGCTTTAGGATAATTAGGAGGATAAATGGCAAATACTTTTAAAGTTGTAACAAATGATGCGATGCCAACAAGTGCAGGTACACCGTTAACATTGTACACAGTACCAGGTTCAACTACTACTGTTGTTCTTGGATTAATACTTTGTAATGTTCATTCTACGGCAGTGACTGCAAGTGTTAAATTAACTTCCAGTACAGCAGGTTCAAATCCAAATACCAATGCAGATGTAATGGTAGCAAAGGATGTTGATATTCCTGCGGGAAGTTCACTTGAAATTTTAAGTGGATCAAAGTTAATTATGCAAACTACAGATGATATATTAATTGACTGTAGTGTATCAGCAAAAATTGATGCATCTTTGTCCATAATGGAAATAACATAATAGAGGTTAAATGGGAAGTTATATAGGAAAAAAACCAACTGATGTACCTTTAACATCAAGCGATATTACAGATAATATTATTACATCTGCAAAGATTGTTGATGGAACGATTGTTAATGCTGACGTTAATGATTTAGCGGCAACAAAATTAACTGGAAGTATTGCAGATGCAAGAGTACCTGCGTCAGCAGTTACACAACACGTTTCAGATTATATTGATTGGCAATCAGTAGTTACTGCTTCAACTTTAACAGCAGTGGCTGGAAGAGGTTATCCTATA